TTTGAAGTTTGACAAATTTGAGATGTAGCGGGATTCGAACCCGCACCTCCACATAGTGGCGTGCTATCCTGTTACACCATTACACCTTGCGGGCTATGCCCCTCAAAGCCACGTTCGCTTTGACACAGACCCCCGAAGGGGTTTCGTCCAATCAGGACTCGTCAGTGTGCCTGTTCGTCACTTGCTCATGCGCTCTTCGTTCCAATCAGGTCAGCGAGAGTCAGTTCCTCGTCTCCGAAGTGATTGGCTACCTGCGTGAGCGTGTACTCGACAGGGAAGCCGAAGTCGAGGAGTTGAGTCAAGGCCTTCACGCGCTCTTGACGCGCCTCGTTGGGGGTTGATGCTTTGTTGGGCATGGGTGTATGAAGTTTGTGGGGAGACGGAGTTGCCTCCCCTGATTGATTAACGTTCCAGTTTTCCGTTTATTGTGTCGGCTCACAAGATGTCGTCAGCAGTGATGCCGTCCTCGCCCAGGTCGCGGTTCATCGCGTCTGCTCGCAACATATCCATGATGTCCGTGTACCCATTGGCCTTCATGACCTCGAATGGGGTTGGTGGCGTGTAGTTCGCAGGACGTTGCGCTTTGGGCTTGGGCGCAGGTGCGTCAACCTCCGTGCGTGTGCCGAATGGCGATGCCTTCGTGGGCTTGTTGTCGCACACAACCTCGGTCTTTCGCACGTTGCGCTTCGCGCTCGCTCGGTTGCTCAGGCGTTGTGCCTGTGCCTCCAACTTGTCGTTCTTGGTCTTGCGCTTGGCCTTCGTGCGCTTGGGTGCGGGAGGAGTGTCGTCCTCCTGCACGTCCACGGGTGTGTACGTGTTGGCCGTCTGACAGGCATCCATGATGTCGAACATCTGCTCCATCGTCAGCCCGTACTCCTTGCACAGCACGCTCGCACGGGACTGCTTCGCAGTCGTGGCTTTGGCTTTGGGCGTGGCCTTGCGCTTGGTCGCCTTCGGCTTCGCGCTCTTGCGCTTGGCCGCTTGCTCCTGTGCGAACTTGGCCTTGTTCGCCTCACGGCGTTCGGCACGGGTCAACTTGCGCCCTGTCTCGGGGCAGTGTGTGGGGGTGTAGGTGGTCTTCGCAGACATGGGTAAAAAGTTTGAAGTTTGCTCGGCTCGACCTTCGAACCGATGACCCCAAAGATAGGGAAATCAAACAGCGATGTCAAGCCAACGGATGTTAAAGCCAGTAATGACGCGGGTTTCAGAGGCAAATTTATACGAGGTTATGTTCATTGTGTCACCCCCAAGCAGGTATGGATTGGGTGAAGCAATACTTTAGGGTAGGGTCTGTCCAACCTTCGGGTAGAGCTACCTACCATCGGTCAAGTGCAGTGATGATGGAGGTAACAACGCCTAACTGACTGGTAATCAAGCAGATGAAAAGTCAAAGTGAAATTGCGGAATAGTGGCAGAAGTTAGGGGAGGGGGTTTGGAAATGTAATTTCCAAAAGATTTGGGGGCCGTCTGTGTTCTATATTATCCCCTAGGCACATATTTCTGATCATTTTTTTCACCCCCAAACCGAAAAATCCGCCTAAATCACCCCAATTATTCATTTTACATAATATTATTGACTCCACTCAACCTAAGCTAAAGCACTCATAATCAGTAAGAAGCGGTCCCATGCTTAAAGTATTGGTTTAGTCTTGACTTTTAAAGAATTCTGTTATAACTTTGCTATCCAATCAAGAATGAAGCAGCCGAAATAGGGGGGAGTGTGTGCACACACAACACGATCCCATCTATTTTTAACTGTTAAATACGGGATAGCTATACCATGATTCTAAGAAAGACAACCGATCAGAACGATCCGCCACAAGAGGACCCAAAGCAGTCCTTTTATAGACGAGCCCAGAAGGTGAGTGGGCGACCGCTTCAAGGGTTTGATAGCATTAGGGGGCTGGACTACCAAAAACTCATGAATATGAGCGATGAAGAGATGATGGGATTGCTCGATCTTGTCAATCGCATGGCTCCTGAAGAGAAGGGCGACGTTTCTGGCGGTATAGGGAAGGCATTTGAGAATCTTCCAGAGATAAAATCGCAAGCACAGTCGCTAAGCCAGGATTATGGGGTGGATTTTCCAGAGGTATTAGACTCTATCTTTGAGCTTAGAGAAACACCATGGTACAAGCGTAAAGCAATTGAGCTAGCGGCCAAAACAGCAGGTATATACTGATGAGACTTAACAGAACAAAGCCCAATGGGATGTCTTTGAAGAAAGATCCCCCTAAAAAGGACTATACGTGGGAGGAATTTGAGAAGTATGGGATGCCATCAGATGTGGTTGAGGAGAATCCTGCATGGTTGTACGACTGGTTTATGTCTGGTGCACCCAAATCGAAGGAGTCGTTCGATGCAGCACGCATGAAGGACCTCGGAATCGATGTATCTGTGGGTCCGCGCCCTCAGTTGACGAAAAGAGAGATGGCTAGCTCCTTGTTTGGGATGAACTTCCCTGAAGAACCAGCACCGCGTACCATCTCGTATCAAGATATCGCCCGTAGGGCCGATGAGAAGGCTGGTAAGTCGCCAAAGTATACGTTCGATGAACTTATGGACCTCTACGCATACGGAGAAAGCGGTGGAGAAAACATCTATCAAAGGGCACCGCTTCTAAGAAAAGAGCGTAGGGCTCAGACTGAGTGGCAGATGGAGGAGGCCGCACGTAGAGATGCCGCGAAGTATGCTGATAAGTTGGCCAAGGGCATGGGTCTGGATCCTCGTAACTTTACCGATGAGGAGATTATGGATGCGGTAGGGCTATCTGATGAAGACAGAAAACTGCTTGCTTATGCATATATGTATGGCAGGGGGTACGTGCCAACGGCTGAAGTGTTATCAGGAAGGATGGATCCTGTAGACTTCTGGCAGAAGTATTGGAATATGGGGACTGTCGATAGACGCCCTGAGTTTAGGGAGAGGGTAAAGAGTAGGCTGAAGTGATTGTCAAGAAGCCAGATGGGTACTATGTGGTATCCGAAAAGAAAAAGAACCTAGGCGGTCCCTACAAGTCCAAGCTCCAGGCTATGAAGAGACTCAAGCAGGTAGAGTTCTTTAAAAGCCAAAGCAAATAATCCGTATATTTGACCCTATGGAACTGCTCAAAAACATGGGTCAAGCCCTGAATTTTAAAGAACGCTATGACGACATGGATCGTTATGGCATGGAGGAGTACGATAAGGGGGATTGTAAGCAGCTTAGGGAGCTTGAAGAGTCAGGGGCACCGCTTTCTGAGTCACAAAAGAACACACTTAAGTACTGTGATACTATCAAGGGGGAGAGAACCAGGGCCATTACAGAGGGCGGCTTGGCTGGGGCAAAGGTATTGGGCGGTGCACTTACAGGAAACTTTCGTCTTGCTGCGCAGGGTGCAGGTGATTTTGGCAAATACATGGCTGGTGAGGCCCAAGAAGTATCTGAGGGTAACGACCCTGAAGGCCAGGAACTTCAAAGGGGAGATATCGCAAAATCGGTAGTAAGCTCTGCCGCTGGACTGGCTACATCACTTGGTGGCGGCGGAGGTGCCAACCCTGCGGTAGGCGGAGGCGTACAGGATGTTGTTGCTAGTGCAGCTGGAGACATCCCTATGAGTGGCAGTGGAGTTCCAGGCCTGGGCGGTGATGCTAACGCCATGATGCAGCAAATGATGTCTAATCCGCAGATGATGCAGATGATGATGCAAATGATGCAGCAGCAGGGTGCGCAGAATGCGTTTCAGACTGGCGGCACTCAGGGGACGCTAAACTTTCTGGCAAATCAGAATGCGACGGGATCCAAACTAAAAAGATCAACACGACAACACTCCTACATTAAAGGAAACACAAGAGGACTAGTATAATGGCCACACTTACATCAACAATTACAGAAGAGATCACCATCAATGGCGTAGAACGAGGCGCCACACGATCTGCATCTATAACAGGAGTTAACGACACGTTCAACAGGATCGTTACTTGCCCCGTTGGGGTTAATACATCAGTCGTTACGTTTCAAACAGCAGTCAATACATCTACAGGAGCAGTTGACGTAGATAACGTTAAGTACATGAGAGTAAGCAACCTGTCCGCATCAAATAGTGTGGTTGTTTCTATGCCTATTGATACTACGACTGGCCCAGCTGATGGAGTGGCTGACGATGTGATGAGCTTCAAACTTGCAGCTGGAAGGAGCTTTATATTTGGTTCAGCTTTAAACTCAATTGCCGTAGATAGCACTGCCGCCACCCCAATTGCGGCTGCTAGTCTTGTAAACGTTGAAAGCATCTCCGTGAACGCCACTACCGCTGATGCCATCATAGAGGTATTTATCGCTAGTTAATTATCTATATATTTGCACCATGCCACTTAGGGGGAATCAACATAAACTCGATCTGAACAACAACGGAAAGATTGACAAACAGGACTTTAAAATGCTCAACAAAAAAGACTACGGGAAAAAACTTGCGGAGTATGGCCGCAAGATGATGATGCAAGGTATGCGCCTTGTCAAAGAAAATGGAACGGGATCGAAGCTTTATGAGAATGGTGGGACACCATATCGCGGAGACTATTCCGATCAAGTTGAGTACGTCATGAGTGGAGGAGAAGGCCCTTCAGGAGGATACTTTATGGTTGGCGGTCAGACGCCTATGGATTTTAAGGGTTTCACCGACTACCTCGTTGAGTCTGGCATGAGTCGCCCAATGGCCATCCAGGAAGCTGGAAGATACAAAAGCGCTGGAGTTGCATACGACCCAGAGTTTACGGGTGAGGCAAGCTCAGCTGCTACCCCTTACACCACAGAGGCAGCTACTCAGAAGGCTAGCGACATGATCAATGAAGCAAACCTTCTTATGAGAAGAGGTGGTTTTGAAAACAAAAAGAGGGCAGAAGAGCTTATGAAGCTTGCAGAAAAGTATCGTGGAAGTAAGGGTAGGGAGTTCCGCAAGGTCGTTGCAAGCGGAAGTACGGCCCCTGATCCATCCATGATGTCATTCCTTGGCGGTCTGAGCAGAATGGAAGCGGCAGAGAGAGACTGATAGTAAAAACAAAAATTAAAAAAGGGGCTCAAGGCCCCTTTTTCTTTGTTACAGGTTTGCATTCCATCTCTCAAAGTCCATCCAACTGAATTCACCCTCTAGCACGATGATGGCCTGAGTTACTGGGTTTTCTGTTGTAGCGATCATCTTACCATCCCCATCTCGACTAACGGTGTATGTTTTGTCCACTACCACTTCGCCGTCAGGTCGGAAGCGGTGGATTCGGAACCTGAACGTGTTGTCGTCTGAGGCCTTCATGTTATCGATGCTTGTTTTTCTGAACAACCTGTCGCTGTGTGTTGCGACGATATTGCCGTTGGCATCGATTTGATCGATAGTGAAGTAGCACCCCATAGCTCCCCAGTGGCTTCCAGCCATAACAGTTACTTGTGACGATGCAGAAAGCGATACGAGGATCGCGAGGACGGAGGTTAAAATTGTCTTATTCATAGTTCTAATTATTTTGATTGATGATTATTCCCAGATTGCTTGAACGAGCTCTGGTGCGTTTTTGCGGCACACGGGCTGATCGTTAAGGTTGATGATGAAGCTTTGCTCTACGACAACTAGGTCGCTTTCGTTTTTCTCAAAGGCATCTACGTAGTCTTCATTGATGACGAAGAACGATCCGTGAGATGTTGGTGTGTATGTGGAGTCGGTGCACATGACAACGTACAGTCCAGGCTCATCCCATGTGTGAATAGCCATGTCGTCGTAGTATGTAGCCACGTGCTCCATGTCGATGGTGAATACGTTGGCCTCTACAATGTAACGCTCCCCGTCTTGTGGGTAGATGCCAGGAAGGCGGAATACTTGGATAAATTCTACGTCATTGTCGCTGCATGTAAAACGCTCTGTGACGCACTTTGACAGCTGACCGAAGGCTGTGCTGCTCACGATGAGCATGATGGCTGTTGCTAGGTTTCGCATAATGTGATTGAATTAAATTTTGTAACTTTGCTGAAATCGCTGATCTCAGTATATGGAAAATCTCCAACCCCGTCCAAATTTTGACTGCAAAAATTCCTTAAAAGGGTGAGGAAGTATTACTTCAATCCGAAGAAGAAGCGACAGGATCCCAATGTGGAGAATGAAAAACGACGACTAAACAATGAAGCTGTCAAAAAATCTATCACTCGCCGAGGTAACGAAAAGCTCAACGGCTAAACGACTTGGCATAGACAATACACCAGATGAATGGGCTACAGAGAATCTTAAACAAATTGCAGAAAACGTATTTCAACCTTGTCGCGATCATTTCGGAGTTCCTATATACGTGTCGTCAGGCTATAGGGGTGCTGAACTCAACCGTGCAATCGGTGGGGCGAAGCGTAGTCAGCACATGGAAGGTCGCGCACTGGATCTGGATGCAGACGTATTCGGTCGTGTATCGAACGCTGAAATATTCCACTATATCAAGAACAATCTTGACTTTGATCAACTTGTTTGGGAGTTTGGTACGGACGATAATCCAGATTGGGTTCACGTCAGTTACGTTTATGGTGGTGATAATCGTAAGAGGTGTCTCAAAGCTTGTAGAGACGATCAAGGGAAAACTTACTACGAAGTAATATTTGACAAATGAGACACGAAGAAGAATTTGATGACATCAGCTTCCTCGATCAAAAGAAGCTCAAGGACCAAGAGCAAAAGATCGAGTCTGGAGAGATAACCTGCAACCTCGACTCCCCTGAGGATTGCGAAAGCTGCAGTGGATAATGCTTGGATTAGGATCATCTTTAATGTATAACGGTGGTGTCGGTGTGGGCGATGACGTAGGAGGCGCCTACAGGAACACTCACGCACTTGAGGTTGACGGTGTGGACCAGAATATGCGGTGGGACCACGGCAACGATCCTATCGGGGCGGCGCTTGCCACAACTACGGATGAGGGCACTATCTCTTTTTGGGTGTACTTTGATAACCTTAGCGGAACAAAGTATATTATGGAGAAGGGGACTTCTTCGACCAACTACTTTAGGTTGTTCCATTCTGGGACAACCCTCACCATCCTGGGGTATTCTAGCGGAACCCTTTCTGTGTTTCAGAACTATACGTCGGTCATCTCTCCAGCGACGTTCCACATGATTACGATAACGCTTGATGCTACTGGTGGGCCGTTTATAACTACGCTTCACTTGGATGGCACTAAGTTGACTCCATCTGGTTCGTTCCCAACATCAAGCACGACCATTGACCCAGGATCTCCAGCGAGGTTGTTTATGGGGAAAGCTTATAACTCCCTCTCTTACAGTCAGCAAATTACGGATGAGGTTGCTGTGTGGGATACCGTCCTTAGTGACGACGCCATAACGGAGATCTACACTCATCACAATCTCTCCCAAGACGAAGGAGACTATACAAACTCAGCGGACCTCGTAAGGTGGTGGCAGCTCAACGAGACTGCCGACGACGCTACTGGAAACGGAAGTGCCATCACTTTGGCCAATAGTCCTTCGTACACAGAAACAGTACCATTCTTGTAATGCAGGTATCAAGCACATATCAGATAATCCTGTTTGACGATCTCACCCTGCCAGTTATTGATGAGGTGAACCAGAACAACAAGGACACAGTAAGAAAGTCTCACGACGGCACAAAGTGTATTGTGAGCTGGGAGGGGCCCACCCCGCCTGTGCTCTCGTCTGGACAGAACTACACCCACGAGCAGATTCTTGCAATCATAAATGACGAGCAGGGGGAGTGGTATGTAGCCCCCCCAGACGTGCCTAATCTATAAGCTCTCTGTAGAACCTTTGTACCAGAAGCCTTGCCTTCTGTGTCAGTCCGTACCTAACCCTGTAGTTGAATTTCGTTTCCTCCCTAAACAGGTGATCTTCATACGTTTTAGAGGGCGTTAGCTTGTCAAAGTATTTGTAGATGTAACCATTGTTAACTAACTCATATACAATGCGTTCGCCAATTTTTTCTGGGGATTGATATCCATAATCTTGCGCTGCGTGCTTAAGGGTCCAGAACTCTAGGTCGTAAGCCCACAGCATAAACATGAGCTCCCTCTCGAAGATGTCGTTCTTCTTGCAGAAGTCATTTATGTTGTTTCTCAGGTACTTAAGGTGATTGTTTTTTACGTACCTTTGATTGAGCTTCGAGAACTCACGGAACAGCTTGTTCTTGGACTTCTTTGATGGCATTTTGCTAACTTACAACCGCTAAGATATGGAAGACGAGGAGTTTTTGTACAAAATTAGAGAGCTGGCAGTTGAAATGGATGATCTTGTAGATGAGTATGGCCTTAGGGATAGGCTCATGTCAATCATGATTATTGGCGTTACTGAGCTCAACGAAGACGGTGAGACCAACATGAAGGCTGTATATAGCTATAATCTACACAACAAAGAGGAGCTCAATGAGCTTATTGAGTTTATGCAGGACACATACGTTGAAAAAGACAACGGGCCAGACCTCGACGACTTGTTAGACGGTCTTGGCATATCGCTAAATTAAAATGGAGGGACTCATTAGAAAGATTGTTATTGGGAGAGATCCTAAGGACGCAATGGCATACTACATCGGCATGAGGGCAGGTAGGGGGCAGGTCAGCGCCATCATTTTGGACGATGAACATCTATTTAGGTACGGATCTAAAAGATATCTCATATATTTGCAAGAAGAGGACGAATCACAAGTTCTCTGGAAGGCAGTGGATAACATGCCATGCATGATTGAATTTGACTTAAACTTTTGATATGGAAGAGAAGAAAAAACCAGAAGGGCTCGGAGACACGATAGATCAGATCACCAGAGCCACGAGAATCAAGAACATTGTGGATGCCTACACAAAAGCCACTGGCAAGCCGTGTGGATGTGCAAAGCGCCAGGCCATGCTCAACAAGATGTTCCCATACAATAAGCCTAAGAGTGAAGACATTTGATCTGTTCATCGTAGAGCTAGAGAAGACAGTCAACGACACCATTACTACCGACTCAGGCCTCGAACTTTATATCGAGACCAAATTCGAAAACGCAGAATTCGACTACAGAGTTACTGAAGGACCAGTTGTTGCTGTGCCCTTTAAGTACGACACTGGAGTTGAGGTTGGTGACACGCTGTACTTCCACCACCTTGTTGTGATGCAAGAGGGTCAGGCTCTTACTGGGGTTGACAACAACTACTTTGTCAAGTACTCAGAGATAGCTATTGGGAATCAAGCCATTGCTTACAAGAGCAAAAGGACTGGTGAGATACGTTGCTTAGGCGGATGGACTCTGCTTGAGCCTGTGGACGAGGAAAGTCAAAAGTCTGAAGTCATCGAGCTGGTAGAGCTTAACGAGAAGCTGCCAACGAAGGGCAGGGTTGTGTACACATGCGACGAATCTGACGACATGGGCGTTCAGCCTGGCGATGTTGTTGGGTTTAAGCAAAATAGAGACTACCGCATCAAAATCGATGGCGTAGAGATGTACCGAACACGAGCTGAAGACCTTCTGTATGTCGAAGAAGAAGTTCACAACAATTGAGGCTGCGCAGCGACTCATGTCCAGCATGGAGATCGCAATAAACAACATGATTGACGAGGTGAAGAAGCCCGTCGATCCAGAAGCTGGTGGTGCCGCCAGAAAAGCTGAGTTGCAATCAATCAAACAAACAGCAACGGACTGCAAGGAGCTGATCGTTGAGAGACAGCGGTTGGAGCAAATGATCAAAGACCTTAGAGACCATGGAGAGATTGAAGAAGTCAAAGATTATAGCGGAGGATTTGCTGAAAGATTCTCTAAGTAACTGGCAAGACATCGTGTGGCAAAAGAACAAATCAGACTTTAAGTTCTGGGAGGAGTCCTGGAATGACGAGTTTGAGGACTAACCGCGAGTATCCCCTCAAGCTTATACCTTGTAGAAAGGGTAACTGGTCACATGTGGGTTCAAGTCCCACCTCGCGGACAAGGAATTTGTTGCGAAATAGCGCGGCCTAGTGGTTTGTATCTTTGTATAGAACCAAACCAAAAACTATGCGCAATCTTATTTTATCGCTTTTCATCATCCTTTCTGGCGCCATCAATGCACAAGAGTGCGCCACAGACCTGCTGCCACGCCCAAAAATCATGGGTTTTGACAGAGTTGACCCAAACCTTGAAGATGTAGACATCGTTACGCTACCCATAGTGTTTCACATTATGCATACTGGCCAAGCCATTGGCGAGGGTGCAAACATTACTGACGATCAGATCATTGAGATGCTTGGTGAGGCCAACGATATGTTCCGAAAGGTTCCTGGCTCTGTGGGTGATGGGGAAGGGGTAGACACGAAGATAGACTTCTGCATGGCACAGCGTGATCCTGATGGGAATCCCACAACAGGAATTACTCGTCATGACCTATCAGGTATTTCAGCGTATGTGCAGGATGGTGTGGCTTCGAGTAGTCTTCAGTCTGGGATGAACGATTTGCAGATGAAGGAGATTGCTTGCTGGGATGTAGACAAGTACGTTAACATTTATATTGTTACGGAGATTGGGGGTAATAACGGTGGCGGGGGTATTCAGGGATATGCTTACCTAGGCCCCACTAATGACTGCAGAGATGGGGTTGTGATGCTTTCAAACAAGATGGTTGTTTCCCCATTTAACCTTGGGAAGACGTTTGTGCATGAGCTTGGGCACTACTTGACCATCGATCATACGTTTGCCAACACATTCTCGTGTACTTCAGAGACCAACTGCGAGACTCAGGGGGATAAGGTTTGTGATACCCCGCCCACAACGACGAACAACTTCTGCAGTTTTCCAGATTGTCCTGATGCTCTCATAAAGAATTACATGGATTATACTGGGGAGCAGTGTAGGGATATGTACACCACTGGACAGGCAGAGCGCATGCATGAGTGTTTGTTGGGTGGGAGGTATGACTTATGGAACAACAACTTTGCATGTGTACCTCCTGTAGATTACGACGCAGCTGTATCCAATGTTGATTATAACACCCCGTTTTGCCTGCCCGAACAAGACGTCACAGTTACTGTTACTGGGGTTGGTCCAGTCACCATCCCTACAGCTACTGTTACTTTGACGAGTGATGCGGGGTCTTATAACTACATGCTGCATGATATTGCTTTTGGGGAAAGCTATGAGGCGCTGTTCGAAGGTGTGACATTGCAGGGAGATTTCTCTGTGACGCTGTTTTCTGGGAATGATCAGTACGCGGGTAACGACACCGCCTACGGTAGCGTCGTCTACGAGCCTGGGGCGTTGTGGGAGATGGACTTTACTAGTGACTTCTTTGCTGCAGAGACAGAGTGGGTGTTGCTTCCACAGGGCGACAAGACCCCTGTCATCGAAGATGGGAACTGGCCATCAGGTATTACTACTAGGAGTTACGAGACGTGTCTCCCTAATGGGTGCTACAACTTCATTATCTACGATGCTGGGGGTGATGGTATCCCTTACGGTGGTGAGATATCGATGTGGATTAACGGTGAGCCGCTTGATGTAGATGTATCTGGGGAGTGGGGTGAGCTTGTGTTCGAGTTCTGCGTAGAGACGGAATCGACGAACACATGCCCTGCTGATTTCGATAATGATGGTGTGGTTGGTGTGGAGGATGTCGCTATACTTATCAATGACTACAACTGCGTTGGAGATTGCGTTGGCGATCTTGACGGCAGCGGCATTGTCAACGTTCTTGACCTTCTTGAGTTTTTGGCATACTTCGGTCAGAACGACTGTCTGATTACTGCGGAGGCTAGCTTCCAGGTTTCAGAAATCATAGAAGCGGTGCAACAGGATGGCTCTGGATATGGTGATGTTGGAATTCCTGTATATTATGATATGTCTGGCCGTATTGTTCCAGGGCCAATAGAGGGGTTGGCCCCAGGCATCTACATTCAGAAGTGCAATAAGGAAACCAAAAAAATATTCGTTCAATGATAAAAAGACTTATCTGGTTCCTGATCCCGCTAATGTCTTGGGGTCAGTGCGACATGGAGATAATTGGATTCAATCCAATCTCAACTGACATTACAATAGGTATTAACGGTGGGCAGTGTGGCACGGAGGCAGATAGCATTGGGGAGTTTGTTTTGGCAATGACATTCAACCCGCCACTTGACCCATCTCCTTTTCAGTGTCTATCGGCTGGAGCCGAATGGGCCTATCTGCTGTACCCCCTCGACTTTCCAGGATTTGATATTGGAGAAGGTCCTGACAACATACTGCAGGCTGGGGATACGATTACATTTAACATCATAGAGGATACAGAGCTTGCTGGGAGTGGGACTCTTTACTGTTGGGAGAACGTAATGACCATTGGGTCGTATTTTGAGGAATGCATTATCCTTACTATTTGGCAGATAAATGATAGTGAGACTTTGATTGGCGGGCCTGGTTTGGGGGGATTCCCGTACCCAGATGAAGACATATACAACAACTGGATTCAGTTCTCTTTGTCTGGTTCGTGCGATCCACCGCCTCCGCCAGTAGTGTATGGGTGTGTTGATCCAAATGCCTACAATTATGACGAGTTTGCTACTATTAGTGATGGAAGCTGCGTGTATGCTGGGTGCATTGATGAGGCAGCCGCTAACTACAACCCAGAGGCCACTATAGATGATCAAAGCTGCGTGTACCCAGGTTGTATAGATGAGAATGCCTACAACTATGACGATACCGCTAACGAGGATGATGGGAGTTGCGTGTATCAGGGATGCTTAGACTTTGATGCCCTGAATTACTGCGACGACTGCAGTGTAGAAGGGGAGTGCATTTATGGTCCTGAAGATCCTGATTGCAACGACCCATGCATCAAGGTACCTAACACTTTTACCCCAAACAATGATAACATCAACGACTACTGGAGGCCAATTACTCTTAGTGAGTGCTGGCTGGATTGGGAGTGCCGAGTGTACAACAGATGGGGTGGTTTGGTATGGTGGAGTGTAGAACCATCAGATATATGGTTGGGAAATAAACTTGACACCTACGTTCCTGATGGGGTGTATGTCTGGACCATCAAGGCAACTTCCCTCGAATCAAGGAAAGTTGTTGATATGGCTGGTCATGTGACCATATTTAGATAATAGTTGTTATATTTGTCACATGCGTCTTAAGAGAGACTACAAAGACGAGTACAAGAAGTTCCACTCTAGCCCATCGGCAAAGAAGGCTAGGGCAGGGAGGAACCTCAGAAGACGCCGCGCACTAAGAAGCGGTCAGGTCTCAAAGGGAGACGGGAAAGACGTCCATCACTATACAGTAGGGGGAAAAACATTTACAAGAATAGAGCCTGCCTCAGTAAATAGGGGCAGAAAGGAGAAGTCAAGGCTTAAGGGCAGCACTAGGAAATAAACTTATGCACCTGTAGCTCAGCTGGATAGAGCATCTGCCTTCTAAGCAGACGGTCACAGGTTCGAATCCTGTCAGGTGTACGAATTCAATTAAAATGGCAAAAGTCCAAGTAACAACCTACAAGGCGAAGCGCGTCAAGAGAAAGGGCGTGCACGCCAAAACCAAGTCATCAAAAAACAAGTCGTCCAAGAACTACAGGAAGCGTTATGCTAGTCAGGGTCGATGACTATGATGAGGACGTTGTTGCAATTTGCCCCAAGGGTACGCAAGGTGAGGTTATTTCAATCGGTGGGCTACTCATTGCACTTCCCGCTCAGCCTCCCCAAAAAGAAATTGCAGGACATGGACGTCCAAACCACCTGCAGCTGTGGGAGAGGGTTCCTATGCCAGAGGAGCTGTCTAGGATTAAGTCTATGGATGAGTGGGGGGAGATGCCAAGGGAGTTTAGACAGAGGTTTTCTCCGTATATCGAGGAGGAGTTTCGCCGTCGCCGTGAGGGCTTTTGGTTTTATAATAACGGTACACCTACGTATATTACGGGCAGGCATTACATGATGCTGCAGTGGACGAAAATGGATATAGGATATCCTTCGTACCTTGCATTTCAACGTGAGATATTTTTACACATGGCTGCGTGTGAGGCTGATTCACGTTGTATTGGCCAACTCTACACTAAGTGTCGCCGTTCTGGATACACTAATATCTGTTCTTCAGTCATCCTTGATGAAGCTACGCAGGTTAAGGATAAGTTGTTGGGAATACAGTCTAAGACAGGGAAAGACGCGCAGGAGAACATTTTTATGAAGAAGGTGGTGCAGATGTTTCGGCACTACCCGTTCTTCTTTAAACCAATTCAGGATGGCACCACTAACCCACGCATGGAGCTGGCTTTTCGCGAGCCGAGTAAGAGAATCACGAAGAAAAATAAGACTGCGCAGAAGGGCGAGGCTCTTAATACGGTCATAAACTGGAAGAACACAACAAACAATGCGTATGATGGGGAGAAGCTCCACATACTGTATTTAGATGAGGCTGGAAAATGGGAAAAACCTACAGACATAAGAGACGCCTGGAGGATTCAACGGACCTGTTTGATCGTAGGGCGAAAGGTCGTCGGAAAGGCACTGGTAGGAAGCACAGTAAATCCGATGGACAAAGGTGGAAGGGAGTACAAGGAGCTATGGAGGGACTCGAATCCATCGGAGAGGAACGCGAACGGTAGAACAGTTTCAGGCCTATACCGCCTATTTATTCCAGCACATAAGTCCCTAGAGGGATTTTTTGACGTGTTTGGAAATGCCGTGTCATACGACCCGCCAAGTGTTGTTGAGGGACTCGATGGTGAAGACATCACAATTGGCGCAAAGACTTATCTCAAGAATGAAAGAGAGAGCCTTAAGAACGACCCGTCGGAACTTAATGAGGTTACGAGGCAGTTCCCATTTACTGAGGACGAAGCTTTCAGAGACAGTATCGATGGCAGCATCTTTAATGTAGGAAAGATATACGAACAGATACAGTATAATGACGACCTATTCCCAAATCCCGTTGTAACTGGAAACTTTATATGGAAGGATGGGAAGCAGGACACAAGCGTAATTTTCTCTCCAGATCCCAAGGGCAGGTTTAGGGTGTCATGGATGCCGCCTGATGAGCTTAGGAACGTAAGCAAGACGGAGAGGGGAAAGAGAGTTGCACCAAATGCAGAGCTGGGGGTCGGAGGGGTTGACTCCTATGACCTTGATGCCACCGTCGACGGACGTGGGTCTAAGGGGGCGCTACACCTGTACAACAAGTTTCACATGGAGCATCCATCGAACATGTTTGTGCTGGAGTATGCATCCCGTCCGCCTCTAGCCAAAATATTCTATGAGGATGTGCTCATGGCCGCATACTTCTATGGGTACCCAATCTTAATTGAGAACAATAAGTACGGGATTGCAAGATACTTTGAATCAAGGGGTTACGATGGCTACCTAATGGATAGGCCAGCCCACCTGGGGTCAGGGACCGCCTCCATCAAAGTGAAGACAAAGGGCATCCCATCAAACTCACAGGACATCATTCAGGCTCACGCTCACGCTATCGAGGCCTACATACACGATCATGTTGGCATGAATAGGGATACGGGCGATTACGGCAACATGTATTTCAATAGAACGCTTGAGGACTGGATTGGTTTTCAGATAGACAACAGAACCAAATTTGACCTTACCATCTCATCTGGGCTGGCTCTTTTGGCAGCTCAAAAGGCAAGACAAAAAAAGGCATCTAACTTCTCTGAGTCTAAATTCTTTAGGCGTTATAAGCCCATAGGATGATTTGTTATATTTGCATCAATAATTAGGATAGATGTATAATAGCTCCAAGACCAGCAGGTCATTTCCTGATCCCTTAGCGCCAGCAGAGAAGAAGTCCTTGAAGAAGTATGGCCTTCAGTACGCTAGGGCTATTGAGGCACAGTGGAGGGGAGCTGGGGACAAGAATTCACTACAGAAGAAAAGGAGGAAAATATTCGAGCGCAACAGAAAGTATGCGCTTGGTATCCAAGACACTTCTATTTACAAAAGGCTTCTTAATACACTGGATCCAAACTCTGGTGACGGAAGCCTTATGAATTTGGACTATACCCCAGTCCCTATTCTCCCAAAGTTCGTTCGAATTGTAGTCAATAAGATTCTTTCCAAGAATCCATACCCAAACCTTGAGGCAGTAGACCCATTCTCTTCGTCTGAAAAGAACAATGAGAAGAGACGAATCAAAAACCAAGTTGAGCTCAGAGAGCAGTTGAAGCAGCTCAAAGAGGTTACTGGCGGTCTCGTTCTCGGTCAAGATCCAGATCAGCTTCCAGAGACTATGGAGGAGGCTGAAATCTACTTGGATAGCAACATAAAGACTGATGCAGAGATTTCTGCGCAGATAGCAACAAACCTAACCCTCTCGTGGAACAATTTCAACGACGGCATCTTTAGAAGATGCGTTAATGATCTCGTTGCTCTAGGGATGTCCGTCGTAAAGAGGTCGAACGATCCAAATCAGGGTATTCGCGTTGAGTATGTCGACCCTGAAAAATTTGTTCATAGCTACACCGAGGACCCATCATTCGATGATATGGTGTACGCTGGCCACATTAGAACCATTACCATTGGAGAGCTGAAGCGGTTGGCTGGGGATCAGTTGACCGAGGAGGATTACAAGAAAATTTCCCAAAAGGCAAAGGGTGGGTCTTCATACCCACAGGCTACACAGTACGACGATCTTGGCGACAGAACGATCTACGAGTACGATGAGTGGACACTAGACATTTTGGACTTTGAGTTCATCTCTGTCGACACCATGTACTTCGAGGAGAAAGAGAATAGGCACGGAAACACCAACTTCTTTTACGAAGGCTTCAGCTACAAGGAGAAAGAAAACACTGTTTTCGATAGGACTCCCCACAAGATGAGCATTGAGTGTGTTTATGGCGGAACATTTGTGATGGGTACTGACCACATCATCAATTACGGAAAGGCCACAAACATCCCCAAGAACATTCACGATATAAGCAGAGCCAAGCTCTCTTACTCGGTGGTGTCGACCAACATCAACAGAATGCTCCCCAAGTCTATGGTGGACAGCTGTGTTGGTTTTGCCGATATGCTCCAGCTCACACACCTTAAGATTCAGCAAGCTATCGCCAAGGCAAAGCCTGATGGCTTGATTATTGATATCGAGGGTCTGGAGAATGTTCAGCTTGGAAAAGGCGGTGAGCTTCAGCCACTGGATCTGCATGATATCTACGAGCAGACTGGTGTGTTCTACTACAGGAGCAAGAACCCAGACGGGGCTTTCCAAAACCCACCAGTTCGAGAGATTGGTAATGCCATTAGGAACATCAACGAGCTCATTGCCCTGTATAATCATTACCTGAGGCTCATCAGGGATACTACTGGTATCAATGAGGCTATGGACGCTTCGTCACCAAAGGGTGATGCCTTGGTTGGTGTTAGGGAGCAAGCCATCGCGGCTGGCAACAATGCCATCTACGACATCACCAACGCCTCAATGATTCTTTACAAGAAGGTGTGCAGCGATATCGTTAAGTGCCTTCAGATTATTCCAGAGGAGTCGGTCATTGCAAAGGCATACGAGAACGCTATTGGCAAGGAGAACATGAACGCTCTTCACTCGTTTAAGGATCTCCCCATGTTCAACTTTGGCGTTCAGGTTGTTAAGGAGATGGAGTCTGCTGACAAGCAGTACTTGGAGCAGAGCATCCAGGTAGCGCTGTCGCAGAAGGAGATCGACCTTGAGGATGCGCTAATTGTCCGAAACATCAAGGACGTAAACCAAGCAGAGAGACTGCTTATGGTGAAGCGCAAGAATCGTCAGAAGGAGCAGCAGAAGATTGCCGCGCAGAACTCTCAGATGCAGGCTCAGCAGGCTCAGCAAGCCGCACAGGCGGCGTCGCAAGCCAAGCAGCAAGAGATCCAGATGGAGGCTCAGATAGAGCTTCAAAAAATCCAAGCCAAGTATCAGGCGGAGATGGAGCTTGAGAAGATGCGCCATGAGTACAAGAGAGAGATCGAGATCATTAGGGCTCAGGCTACGCTTGGTTTCAGAACTGAGGATCAGGAGTTTAGAGAGAAGCTTGAGGTTCTCAAGGAGGACGGAAAGACCTCTAGAATCGACCAGCAGGCAGAGCTTACAAGCAAACTGATATCACAGCGCCAAGGCCAGGGAGGCGAAATTCAAGGTGGCGTGGAAAACCAAATAAACCAACTTTGATATGGCAGAGGTAAATCTAGACGTATCGCAAAGCCTTGACATCACATGCGTTCAGGGCGACACATTCTCCTTGAACCTCACCCTGAAAAATTCTTCTGGGACTGGCATAGACATAACCGACTATGCATTTTATATGCAGGTTTACGAGAGTGCATTTAAGGGTGGTAGGTTGATTATTTCTACCACCAATACCAGCAACACCAGGACTCAGAAAATCACAAAGGGAAACATTGTGATCACTGCTGACGCAGACCAAACAACGAACCCAGGGCTATTCAATATATCCATAGGGTCTGAGGTCATGAAAACGATGACCCCTGGGTCCTACGATTACGAAATTCAATTCAACACTACTGGAGATTCATCAGGAACTGACACGACATTCCTTAAGGGAGTCATGACGGTTCTTTCTGACTTAACCAAAATTGACGACAGGTAATGCCTACGACATACATAGTGTCAGCGTCTCTTCCAGACCAGATTGAGGTGGTGGCATCTGCGCCATCGCAGTATATCGTCACTGTGTCTCAGCCTACGTCATATATTGTTGAAGCATCATGAAGTGCGTAAAAAGTTATAAATCAGGCGGTAAGAGTAAAGGGGCCATGTCTGGCTGCACCATTTCCAATGGGTGCAAGAGCAAGGCTGGTGGATTGACGGCTAAGGGTAGATCCATGATCAACCGAAAGACTGGATCTAACCTTAAGGCCCCACAGCCAGGAGGCGGTCCACGCAAAAGATCTTTCTGTGCCCGCAACCTCGGTCAGATTAAGAAGTTCAATATCGACTGTCGAGCCACTCCAGAAAAAAGAGCATGTAAGGCACGCAGAAGGTGGAAATGCTGATGAAGACGGTAAAGAAAAATACGAAGGGCAGCTTTGCTGTAACCAGCAAGACGAAAGCCATTGATCCACCAGCTGGATTTCACTGGATGGAGGAGGGTGGCAGATACTACCTTATGGAGGGGGATTACAAACCGCATCCTGGAGCTATAGCTAAAGCTAAGTTTAAGTTGGCAACTCACAAGAAATGAAGGTCTACAAGAAAGGAGGTAAGGCAAAAAGCGAGTCTAAGAAAGACGAGTGCTACCACAAGGTGAGGGCTAGATATAAGGTGTGGCCCTCGGCCTATGCCTCAGGGGCTCTGGTTCGTTGCAGAAAGGTGGGTGCTGCAAACTGGGGGAACAAATCCAAGAAGTGATGGCAAAAGAAGGGTTGAGAAAGTGGTTCGGAAGAAACCAAGGAAGAGGGTGGGTCGACTGCAAGGCCTCTAAGCGTGCTGGCAAGTTTGTGCCGTGTGGGAGAAAGAAGGCGGGTGAGAGTAGAGGGACAGGATATCCAGCCTGCAGGCCAACACTCGCTCAATGTAATAAATCAGCATCTAAGAAGACAAGTTCCAAGCGGATCTCGTGGAAGGGGAAGAAAAGTGGGGTCAAGGGGCTTCGCCTGGTCAAGTCTAGATAATAACTATATTTGCACAAACTAACAAACAAAAATGGCTACTATTAACGCAACTATCACTTTGTCTAGCGCAGATCTTACAAGCGATGCGCTGTCAATTTCTAGCACCTCTACCCTGAGTGAGGCTGGAGTAAACACTGGTCTGTCTCAAACTGACGGCCTAACCAGAAGGACGTATTCTGCAGCAGGGACTAACACAATTGTTTCAGCCGCAACGTACACCGAAGACGAGGCTCACAAGGTTTACATCAAGAACCTTTCTACAACCGCATCTGAAAGCGTGCTTGTTGAGATTGGTGGTAACGAGATTGGCTATCTCTATGCTCAGGACTGGATGTTTATTCCCTATAGTGCAGACCTCGACACGACGAATCCAGATATGGACATTACAATCACCACTAGCACCACCAACATGACCGTTGAGTGGATGGTGTTTGTACAGACTTATACAACACCATAATAATGGCTGCTGTCAGAGTATCATTAAGTCTTCAGAGTCCAGACGTCCTTTCGTCTACGCTTTCTATTGCTGTTGATTCTACAATCCTTGCGGACTCTGGATCACTCATTAGAGCGAAGGTGAAGGGGACGTCGGCGGATGTTAGTGACTTTATCGTCTATAAGGCCGACGACAAGCTTGATAACGCATACCTGTTCGTAAGAAACCTGGATGCCAAAAAAGAGAACTATATCTACCTTAGAAATGAAACTGAGTCAAACGACGCGCTCTATGCAAAGATTGGGGGAGGTGAATTTGCGTTTATACCAATCCCCCCAGATCAGGCGGTAGCCGTTTTTGGAACGAAAGCTGACACGATTGTAGAGTACGGCGTATTTGGATATGACAACTCTAACGTCTCAATCTCTGGGTCAGGAGCATAATAATTAGAACATGGCAACACTAGCAAATCAAGGGGTTTCCTCCCAAATGGCCTTTGGTCAGCATGGAAGCGCATATATCGACACCGCCACGGCAGTAACCCCGCCAGTTGGCAAGGTGATCGTTGCAATTACTTTTCTTGACGACAACACCCCAACGGGACTTGTCGCGGAGGACCCCAAAACAATATTTAATACTGCAGAAGCCGCTCACAATGAGAGCCCTGCGACTTCAGTAGAAGGGACTGGCGGTCTCATTCTTACTGGTCAGGTTTTCCCAAAGGGACTTACAATCTATGGTAGATGGACGTCATTCACTCCGTCTGCAGCAGGATGTATCGTTTACTTTGGCCCAGCGAAATAAGAATAACTCAATAATTTAATACAATGGAAGAGCAAAACGAAGCAGTAGGTGGTTTTCAGGTGTTTGATTCGCCTGATGCCATGATGGAGGCTGATGCCTCACAACAAGAACAACC